GCGTTTTATATTGAGGCTTTATAAATACATGACCCACTATATAAAATGCGGTGGGCAGCTTCTTAGGTTAGCCTAAATGTGTTATAAAATATAAATTAAAGCGAGGTGATAATTTTATGACTGAAGATACCAATCGTGAATATCGGGTATCTGCTTATGTGTCTCTCGATGATATGCTTGAGATACAGAAGAAAGCAAAAGAGCTCGATATTAGTATTTCTAAGTGGCTTGGACAGATAATTAAAGAATATTTGGAGGAACATAAAGATGACAATAATGTATATTGACAAATTCTCACAGGCAATGAAGATGGAAGTAAGTGAAGACGATTATAAGGAAATACATGTTCCTGTATTATTGAGGAATTACAAAACTTTTGATAGTTTTTCGATATTCTTCAATCCTACTGAAAGAGACAGAACAAAGATGCAAAATAACTTGCTTAAGAAAGCCGATGAGATGGAATATTTTGTAACAGAACTTATTTGCAAAGATGAACCAGATAATATGAATAACTGGTATCTTGACAAACTCGAACAGGCACCTGATACAATTATTGCAAGACTCGACCATTATTGGGAAGGTTACTTTACTAATTGGTTTAACAAATATTGTAAAGTTACAAGACTCTTAACAGAAGGAAGACTGAATTTAGGTGAAACGTTATATCTGACAAATGTCACTGTGTCTGATTATTCTAATGCCAGTATACATTTATACGGCCGTGGAGTCATTTGTAAAGATGCATTGAGTAATGTTTTATTGTTTATACATGGTAACTATGTTGAGGTTTAACAATGCAATATTTGAAAACATCAGTAGGCAGGATAATTGAATGTCAGGATGATGAAGTAGATGACTGGTTATTCAAATATCCTAATACTGAAATAATAACAAAGGATGATGCTTATATATTTTTGTTTATTAAGATAAGCTACAGAATGGGCGCAAAGTTTTCAAATTATAATCATATTGATTTGCAATCAGATTTACTTTATATGTTGCTTAAGAAATATAAGCAAAAAGGTTTATTTGCACCAGATAAATCTTTTGATGATAATGCAAGAATTTGGTGGTCTGTTGCAAAGAAAACATGTTATTATTTGATAAGGGAGCACAAAAGAAAAGTAAGGTTTGAAGATTTAACTGATACATTTCCTGAGAATTCATTGATAAGCGACTATTATGAGATAGAGCACTTAGATATGTGCAAAGCTATAATTGAATACATATCTAAACTTTGTTTGAGTGAAGCTTATGCTGAGCAACAAATGGGTTTGTATGGATATATTAAATTAAAAAATATGACAGACAAACATGCTTCGGCCATATTAGAAGTAGGTATGCCGCGAATTTATGAAATCAAGAAAGCATTGAAAGCAAGGTTATTAAAAGAATTTGGAGATTTATTATGACTGAAGCACAAAGAACATTGGACAAAATGGTATTGTTTAGTCAAACAGTATTCAATAAGACTAAGAATTGTATTGAAAAAAATAATATCATGCCGCTTATTGATAGAATGGCAATAGATATTATTGTTACAAAAGATGCAAAGATTGCTTTGAAAAAGAATAAAAAGAAGAAAGCAATACATAAGTATTTATCAGGATTTTATACTTTGAACACAGATGCAGTATTCCAAAAATTACCCGAAGAGTTATCTGTTGCAGGATTTTTCTGTATCAAATTATTCTCAAACAGAATATTTACAAAGAAATCATTTGTTAAGAAAGCTAAAAAGGTATTTGATTTGATGACAGAGTTCAATATAAAGAATATTGAAGATATTATTAACTATTTTTATGGAGGTAAGGATACATGTTATATATTTGCGAAGGAGTAGATAAATGTGGTAAGACAACCTATATTCAGAATGTTATTGGCGATGGTCAATATATAGGTATTGATGAAATCGACAAATATAAATTGTATGAATTCGACAATAAAATAGGCGTTAGATTTGACCGTAATAGTGAAAATTCAATATTTGATAATATGCTGAAAGTTATCGAATTATCAAAAACTATTGATGTATATCTTGATAGAAGCTTTATAAGTGAGGTTGTATATGGACCAATTTATAGAGGAAAGTGCCGCATAACTGCAAATGAAATAAAGTTATTATTTGATAAGCTTCAATTAGAAGATGCAGTTATACTTTATTTCGTACCTTACAATTATGGAAGATGGATTACTTCATTAGACAAGAAAGATTATTTTGAGAAAGATAGAACAAAGATTCAAGAAGTATTGGACAAATATGACGAAGTAATGAAGAATTATTCGTTTATATTAGACGTATATAAGATGAGTTTTATACATGAGAGCGTATAAATATATACTTATTTGTGCATTAATATGCGGTGCATTGTCACTTATATTCCTGTTAATTTATAAACCGTTAGCAGAATTATTTGGAATCTTAGCAGCAATGTTCTTCATAGGTTGGTTGTTAGGCATAATATTAAAACTATAAGGAGTATCAAATGAAAGTAGGAACGCAAGAAAGATTGTATAGTTATAGTCAAGATAGGTTATATCGAGATTGTCCGATGAAGTATAAATTTAGATATATTGACAATATACAAGAACCGTCTAATAAGAACTTAGAACTTGGTACAAATATACATAAATTGTTTGAAACTTATATTACTCGTGAAAATAATACAGAAGCAATAAAAGCTATTGATAAATCTGTATTACCTATGTATACTTTGAAATTAAGAACAGAGATTGATGAATTTTACAAGTATGTTAATACAAAAACAGCATTTGTTGAGCAAACAATAAATACTGATAAGTTTACAGCAAGGATAGACTTAATATCGCAGCGAGATATGATAGTCGATAATTATGCGGACCATGTAAATATTTATACACTAACAGATTTCAAAGTTACAAAGAAACCTAAGACTGAGGACTCAGTTTATGAAGAAGGTCAATTGCTATTTTATAAGTGGTTATTTCATGAAGCTACAAATTATAGTCCAGATTATATCTATGTTCAGTATGTAAATATAAGTCCATTTTTGAAAGAGCAATTGATTAATCCAACTGAACTGTTTTATGCAGATTGGGACACTTGTACTCAATTTGTAGAACAAATGGATAAGAATATTGATAGTATAAATAAAGGTGATTTCCCTAAGCATAAGAAGTGGTGTAATTGGTGTTTCTATAAAGATAGATGTGAAAACTCTAAATAATTTAGAAGCATTATGAAGCCCTCTGTCGCGTTTTATATAAAGCCCTATAAAATATTAAGGCTTCCATATAAAATGCGATGGGCAGCTTCTTAGGTTAGCCTAAATGTGTTATAAAATATAAATTAAAATAAATATAAATTAAAAGAGGTAAAAATTACTATGGAAAAAGGAAGACGTTATTTAGTAGTATCAAGACAGATTGTTAATAGTACAGGCTATGAAGTTACAAAGATTACACTTGGTAAATTCTCTTCTGAAAGTAATAAGTGCTATGCTTTTATTGATGATGCACATTGTAGAATGATTCAACTCAAGAAAAACAATATTATAAGAATAATATCCCTTGAAGATAATTCTGATACAATTCTCAAAGAACTTGAAGAGGCATACAATGAATAAGTACATATTACTCGATTATAATAACTTATCTGAAAAAAATATAATCAATATACGGTATGTTCAGGACCTTGCGACATTGAGCAAATGCCGACACGGCAAGGTAGCATGTGTTTTGTTTGCACAAGACTTCTCTCAAATATATTCAATAGGTATCAATGGTGGTCCATCTGGGCAAAAAGATTGTGTATGCAATGAACTTGATGCAAAGTATGGATGCGCACATGCTGAGCAAAATTGCTTAATCAAAAACAGTGACTTTGATAAACCGAAGATTATGATTTGTACAAGAGCTTGTTGCCCTACTTGTGCTACTTTGATTGTCAATTCTAATGCAAATATCAAAGAATTTTGGTATTTAGAAGACTTCAAAGATGTGTCTGGACTGCAAATTTTGGAGGATGCAAATATTGATATTTTTAAGGTGAAAATTTAGTGAAAATTTGTTGTGTTTTTGCTCAAAAAAGCATAGCAAATGAAAATTAAAGCATATCACATGCGCAGTGCCTGTGTAACACCTGTGTAACACTAATCGCGCGTTTTGTTACCCCTTTTTAATTTTTCAGTCCGATTAAAAATGAGTGAAAAACATTTTGCGTAATTGGTGTTATAAAGGTGTTGCCAGCACAGCACAAGCAGGTGCGCTCATGTGAATAATGCACATTGAAAATAAATTATGCTATAAAATAACAATTATTTTTAATAAATAGCATAATATTGCAGATTTTGTGCATTATATATTATGTGAGGTAAATAAAATGGAACTATTTGATTACCAAAAAAAGTGGGTTAAGAAAGGTTTAGATTACTTTGACAAGGTACCTAATGTCTTTTCTCCTAAATTTAATCTGTTTCCAGATATGGGATTAGGTAAAACCCTTGTTGCATTGGACATTGTAAAACATCTTGAACCATCAAGATTATTGATTGTCTGTCCTAAGTCACTTATGACAATGTGGGAATATAATGCTCAAAAGCATTTAGGCAACTGTGTATTTTATGACATTACAAATATACAACCCATATTAAAGGATAAAATGTCTGTTACAATTGTAAATTATGAAAAATTTTTGCATATCAAAGATGATATTTATACAGATATTTGTATCTTTGATGAAGCTCATAAGTTAAAAAATTGTAATAGTAAAACGCATAAATGTATATCCAAATATGTACATTCGGGCAAGACGTTATGCTTAACAGGCACACCCATAACGCGTGATTTGATGGATTTATTTGGTATTCTTACTTGTATAGGTCCAAAAGTATGGAATGGTTATTCAGAGTCTCAATTTAGAAATAGGTATATTGTAAATGGTGGTGCCGCAAGGACTGCAGAATTAAAGCAATTAATTTCTGAGTACACAGTATTTGGTAAGCTTACAGATTATATTGAGATGCCACCTTTTGAAGATATTATTGTACCTGTTGCATTATCAAATGCAGAATATACGTATCTTGACATTGTATATAAATCAAAGCAAAAAGCAGTTGCAAGGATTTCTGAAGCACAACAATTTACAAGCAAGAGTACAACAAAAAGGGCATATCTTGATATACTAATTAAGGATTTATTGCAAGATGGAAGTAAAATTGTAATCTTTGTTAAGTTCACAGAAGAGTATGAATATCTTATGGAAAGATATAAAGATATTTGTGTTGGAATAAATGGCTCAGTTAAAGACCGTAATGAACCTGTACTACAATTTCAAACAAATGATAAGATTAAGATATTTATAGGTAACTTACAAACTGCTTCATTAGGAAGCACATTGACAGCAGCGCATGATTGTATATTTTATACAGAAACCTATACTTGGGGCGATATGGACCAGTCGCGAGGTCGTATCTACAGAATAAGTCAGACTCATCCTTGTAGATACTATCATATATTGGCAAGTAATACTATTGATGAAATGATTTACCAGTCGAATGTCGATAAGACTGATTTCATTGAAGTATTCAAAAATAAATATGGAGGTGAATAATTTGAAGGAAGTCGAGTGGAATGAAGGATTTGGAATGGGCGGTATTCTGCATTGTGAATGTGACCTTTGTGGAAAGAATGTTGATTTCAAATTCGGTCAAGGCAAGAAACCACCTTTTAAGCATGCACATGAAAAGCTTAAAGGAAAGGGTTGGCTTGCAAGAAAGCTTGGTGAAAAGTGGTACGATTTTTGTAGTGACAAATGTTTTGAACAATTCAGAGATGACTAAGGAGTAACTAAAATGGTAAAAATTAAACACACATGTGATATTTGCAAAGATGAAACTGATAACACAACAAGATTGCCTATTACTGTTCTTGTCAATAAAGAGGGTAATATTGGCGCAAGCGTAGTAGAACTTGATATTTGCGATAGATGTCTATTCAGAGCATGTCCTGTAACATTTGTAGATGGACAGTATATTTACAATAATCCTGATGCTGTAGCTGAAAACATTGATGCAACACCTGAAGTAGTCAATGAGACCGCTCAAAAATATCAGTATGAAGAGGTTAAAGATGAGTGATGCAAAAGCAAGAGTAATCAATGAGCTCAATGAAGTAAAGGATAGACTTCACAATTTGAATAAATTTCTATTGAAAGAGTCTATTAATCAAGCAACATTGAACAAGGATGAAATTGAAATGTTATACATTCAGAAAAGCATTATGGAAAGCTATATGAACATATTGCAATATAGACTTGACAGATGGAGGGAAGTATAATGGCAAAAGCATCTTTGACAGCTCAGCAGCTGAAACTTGCAAAACTTGAATATGAAGTAGCACAAGCTGAAGCTGATGAAAAGAAAAAGAAGTACGAACAATTGAGAAAACAACTTTGCAATGATATGGTAAATGAAGAGTTGTTGAAATTCGAAATTTCTGGTTTATCATTAAGACTTGAAACTGTGAGCCGATATTCTCCTGTTGTAGAAAATAAAGACAAACTTATTGAAACACTCAAAGATGACGCACCAGATTTATTTACAATTACAGCACCTACATTATCAAAATATATTGCAAACCTTGTTGAAGAAAACAATGAACAAATACCAGATAAATACAAAGATTTAGTAAAATGTTATGATGAGACCCATGTGGTCGTAAGGAGTAAAAACAATGATTAATGCAAAAGATGCACTGCAAGAAACAACAAAATGGAAAGCACTCAATATTGATAGGTTTTATGCAAACCTTGAAATGAATATTAAAGCCAATTGTCTTAGAGGACTCTACGAATATAGCACATATGTTCCAGACTTTATTGATAAACAAAAACTCGCAGAAGAACTTATGGCGGCAGGTTATAATGTTCTTATTAATCATTCAGATATGTATATTTCTTGGATAAAAGAACCCGAATATATCATTTATAATGGTGCAATTAATAGCGATAGTATAGAAAATATTAAACTCTAAGGAGCAAAATTATGGAAGACAAAACTCAGAACACAGAACTCGTAACTCAGAATGCAGATTTCAAACCTATGGTTATCACAAAAGATGACCTTGAACAACTCAATGGTATTACTCTTGAATTCCCTCAACTCAAGATACCTGCTGGCGGTAGTACAATTTTTGATGTTGACGATGAGCCTATGAAGGAAATTAAAGGCGTCATTGTTGCACATGGTCCAATGAATGTTTATTTTGCAAATGAATTTGATGGTTCAAGCTTACCCCCTGATTGTACTTCTCGCGACGGTATTATAGGTAATTATCGTCTTGAAGAAAATGAAGATGGATTTGATGAAAAGACCTTTGGTCAAAGAAACTGTGCAGATTGTCCTTTCTCTGAATTTGGTTCTGGTAAGAATGGCGGCAAAGCTTGTAAAGAAAAGCATCAATTGTTTATATTAACCTCCGATGCCACAGTGCCTTATTCGCTTCTCTTGCCTGTAAGTTCTACAAGTGTACTTAATTCCTATGCAACAAAATTGTTCACAAAAGGCAAATATCTTTCTGATGTACTTACATCTTTCACTCTTGAGAAAGCACAGAACAAAACAGGAATTTCTTATTCCAAAATTGTTATGAAGAAAGTGCGTGACCTCAATGATGATGAGAAAGCTATTTGTAAACAGTGTGCAGAAATGGTGAGGCAAATAAATGGATAAAATACAAGTAAAGTTAATGTCTTGGGCCGAAGAAGATATTATACAAATCGCCTGCAATATGACAAGAGGTGCAAACAAGTATGATAATATTGATGAGTATCTTGAAAATCGTGAAAAGTGGGATATAGATAAAATCAATAGAGTGTTGCATCTTCCGCATTCCAAACTTGCAAGATTTATACCTTTACAATTTCTCGTATTCAATGCATCTCGAAGATTTCTTTCTCAAATGATAACTCATCATATCGGTTGTGATATTATGTCTGGTAGTCTGCAATATTCTGACCATTCTAAAGAACATCTTAAAGATATGTTCGTTGTACCTTACAATATGGTAGCAAAGGCGACTGCAACAGGCGAGGATGATATTGTTAAAGCATATCTTGAAGAATGCAATAGTTCATTTGAAATGTATAATGCTTTGCGTAAAAGAGGTATTGACAATGATAATTGTGGATATGTTATGCCTATGGCGTTGCGCAACGTATTACTTATTCAGATAAATCTTGAAGAGCTTATGAATGTTGCAAGAACAAGACTTTGCAGAAGAAACTCTGAAGAAATCAGATATGTTGTAGGGCTTATGATAGAACAAGTAAAAGAAGTATACAACTTTGATGATGACTTGTTTATGCCAGCATGCAACACAGGTGTTTGTAAAGAGGGTGTATATTCTTGTGGTTGTCCTATAAACTTTAGTACAGTCAAAGAATTACTTGATTTTGATTTCAAGCTTTTGAGGGACTGATGCGTGAAAAAGTAATTGAAAACAAGATAAAAGATACATTGACTACAATGTATCCTAATGTATGGTTTTTTAAGCATGCAGCAAGCGCTGCCATGAAGGTTGGTATTCCTGACATTGTTTGCTGCATAAAAGGCCATTTTGTAGGCATTGAAGTCAAACAAGAAAAAGGCATACAATCAGATGCTCAAAAAGTCTGTATGAATAATATAAGAAATGCAGGCGGTGAGTATTGGATTGTGTGGAGTTATGAAGATTTTGTACAGCAATTCAATAAATTTGCAAGAAGGATTAAAGATGAAAAGAACAAGTAAAACAATATTCAAAGTAACTTGTGATACTGACTCTATCAATGAAGCTGTTGATAAGAAAGATTACAGAGTTACTGTTAGCAAAGGTACTTCTGGTGAAGAAATGACGTATGCTCTTGTTGCATTGGTTCAAGTCATTCTTGCTCATGAAGAGGGTAGAGATAATCAGTTTTCAGCAAATGCTTTCTTTAATTACCTGAAAATGATTATCGATGACTCTAAGATTGGAGTACCTGAAAAAGATGATTGAGTCATTATATCCGCATCAAGAAACTGGTGCAAGATTTTTGAAAGCTCACAAAAGAGGTTGTTTGTTTTGGGAAGTTGGTACAGGCAAAACAAATACTGCAATCGCTGCAGTTAATAAACTTCCAAGAGGAAAGCTTTTAATTCTTGCACCAGCATGTGTTATTAGAGGCATGTGGGAAAAGTATAATGATTTACCTATTGAGCATGAAGTGACATTTATAACATATGAATATCTTGCAAGGCACATTGATTTTTATAAGACAAACAGATTTGACTATATTATCTGTGATGAGTGTCATAAACTTAAAAATAGGAAGTCACATACTTTTAAGATAGTTAGAGCGCTCACAAAAGAAACAAGATGCAAATATGCTTGGGGTTTGACAGGTACTCCTTACGCAACAAGTTTTCTTGATATTTGGGGAATATTTAATAGTCTTAATATACCTGAGTTCAAAGAGTCTTATGATAGTTTTATGCATATGACATATATTTGCAAGGTAGTATATGTAAACGCAGGAAGATTTATATACCAGCCTGAACAGTTAAAACCTGGTATGCTTGATATATTAACAAGGCGTATTGCAGACCATGCCAGTGTACTTCGTTCTCAAGACTGTATTGACTTACCTGAATTTTCAATAAAAGAAATTGAAGTTGAAGGTATGAGAACACAGCAATTTATTGATGCTTCAAAAGGTATAATCAATTATTCAGATGAGCATCAAGAAACTGTCAATAAACTTGCGGCAGTACAAAAGTTACACCAGTTATCAAATGGCTTCTTGTATACTCCAGACCATAAATGTTTGATATTCAAAAAGAATGCTAAATTGCAAGTATGTGAAGATTTAGTATTATCTGAACTTGAAGAGCGTGACAAAATAATCATTGTATATTTGTATGAAGCGGATAAGCAACAGTTAATTGAGATGCTTCAAAATGCCAAAGTATCATATACAACTTCATTTGATGATTTCTGTTCAGCTCAAGTATTATTATTACAAGAACAAAGAGCAGTTGGTGTAAACTTACAAGCATTTACAAGTTATATGATGTTTTATACTTATAGTTATGCTTACATTGATTATACGCAAACTATTGGTAGAATTTATAGGATGAACCAGCAAAATAAATGCAGAATTGATGTACTAATAAATAAGCATACAGCTGAAAGGAAAATATGGAATGCTGTTATGAAATCTTATGATATTGATACATTGTTCAAAGGACTAATGGTAGAATTAGGTGAATTATGATTGACTTACTTGAACAATTATTTCCAAATTCAAGTTATAAGGAAGTCTTTCTTAAAGATGACCCAGAAGCTACCAGATTGGGCATTAGTCACAAAGCACCTATAAGCAAACGTATATTTACCTACAATGAAATTAAAGATACAAAGAACCGTATTGGTTGGATAGTTCCAGAAGGTTATACGATTGTTGATATAGATAATAAGTCAGTCGCAAAGAAAGTGCAAAAACTTTTAATGGGTGAAGGAATTGATACAGTAATTTTTGAAACTGAACATGGTTGTCATTTCTTTTTCAAATCGATTTCTGGTGTATTCCAAACTCAAAACTGTTTCTGCCGCTTAGGTGTTAAGATTGATACTCGGTCAAATGCTTCAGGTTATATTATCATTCCTTATAATGACCCAGACAGACGTGTAGTTACAACAGCAAAAAGTATTCCTAACTTGCCCCAATATTTACTTCCTGAAAAGATAGATATGCCTGAAATGAACCTTGTTGAAAAAGGTGGGCGAAATGGTAAGTTATTTGAATACATGACAAAATTGAAATTTGTCAATGCAATTTCAATTGAACAGATTAAAGAATGTGTAAATCTTTGTAACACATATATTCTCGATGAACCATTGCCTCAAAAAGAATTAGACAAAACAATTCTTTCAGAGAAAAATCTTCAAAAAGGTACTGATGTTACAAAAGTTAGTTCAAATACTATTGCAATTGAATTACTTCAAGAATTGAAGATTGTTACTACTAAACAAGGTATGTACATGTTTAATGGTAAATATTATGAGTCATGTGATGATTTTCAATTAGCAAGGTATATTCATGCAAGGTATGAAGAATTTGGACAAACAAAACGTGATGAAGTTATTGAATTTATCAAATTGAAAACATATACTCAATCAGATAATGTAAACAGCGACTGGCGAAAGATTACTTTAAGAAACGGTGTACTCAATCTTGTAACCGGTGAACTTTCAGAGTTTGACCCTGAGTATATTACAACAAGATATGTTGACGTTGAGTTTATTCCATCTTGTATGCAATCAGATAGAATTGAAAACTTTATTAATGGTTTATCAGGTTATACTCCTGGAATTCCAGATGATGCACAAAGAATGGCATATGAAAAGAAACAGAAACTATTTGAGTTTATTGGATATTGCTTAGTATCGAGAAACAAGTTTCAAAAAGTATTCTTTTTGCTTGGACCTGGTGCAACTGGTAAATCAACATTTTGTGAATTGCTCAGAAGATTTTTTAATCCACATAACTGCTCAGCACTGAGCATGCAAGACTTAGAGTCTACATTTATGCCAGCTCAGTTAAAAGATAAGATACTCAATATTGGTGATGATATTTCAATGAATACTTATCTTGATGGTGCGGTTATTAAAATACTCTGCGGTACATTGCCAATTATGGTACAGCAAAAGTATGAGAAACCTTATGAATTAGTAAATGAAGCAAAGTTTATTTTCTCTTGTAACAAAATGCCTATGTTCAAAGATAAGTCTGATGGCCTTTATAGAAGACTTGAAATACTTGAGATTACGAACAGAGTAGCAGTCGACAAAAGAAATACAAATTTGATTGAAGAATTTACACATGAAGATTTTCAATATCTTTTGTGGAAAGCATTTCTTGCAATCAATTCAGCTCTTAAGAATGATAGACTTATTGACACTATTTGCTGTCAAGAAGCGCTTGAGAAGTTTAGAACACAATCCTCTACTTTACTTATGTTTACAAAAGAAGGTAATAATCTTTCTAAGACTGCTGAAGAATTAGGTCTTAAAAGTAAGTACCTTGGGCACAGTATTGCAAAAAGTTATCATGACTATCTTGGTTGGTGCGTCAATAATGGTAAGTCAAAACAGTCTCTTGAAAACTTTGTTGACAATATCTGTGCAGAATTTAATCTCAGGATAGAGAAAGGTTTATTTGTCGATAATGAATGAGAAGCATTATGACGCGTTATATGAGGGCTTTAATAATTATAATATAAATTATAAGGCTATAATATAAAATGCGGCAGGCAGCTTCTTAGACTATCCTAAACACGTTTTAATAATATTAAAAGGAATAAAATAAATGACTACGGAAGATTTAATCTATCTGCGCGATACAGCTTATAATATCGCAAAAAGCAAAGGGTTTTTCTTAGATAATCAAGATGACTCTGCGTATATTGCAGCTATTCATGAGGAGTTGAGCGAAGCATTCCAAGCTTGGAATAAACATCTCGGTTGGTATAGCGTAAATCCTAAACCTGATGGAATATATTTTGAGCTCACAGATGCCGTGATACGTACTCTGAGTTATTGTGGATATAAAGGTATATCTCTCAAAGAAAAGTCATTTGATATGACTCGAGAGTATACAGAAGATGATTTTACAGACTTTCTACTCAAATCACACTTTGATATAAGTCAGTATTATGAATTGACAAATAAAGAAATCAGAGATGATTATGAGTATAATATGGTATTCAGAATGATGAGCAATATACTTTCAGGATTTATTGCAAGAGTAGAATTGTTCATTGAACAAAGTAGCAATGGTAATTATTTTCTTGATGATTTGATTGCTACAAAGCTCAAATACAATATGACAAGGACAGCTAAACATGGCGGCCACAACGTCTAAAAGAAAACGCAACAAGACTGTTAAGCAATTACAGCAAGAAGAATATAAACACTATTCTTGTGACAATTGTAAATGGTTCGAACCATTATCTGAATGGTGCTTCAACCAAGACTGTTCGTGTGTACTAATTCATTGTTGTAAGTTATTTGAAGAAAAGCAACCTCGCAATAGAGATTGTACAAAATGTAAGTATTATAACAAAAGAAAGAATGCAGTAAGCAAATGTAAAATTGGAATTTATAATTGTAAAGGAGTAATTAAAAATGACTGAATCTATGTTACAAAAGTATATGCAGCAGGTATTGGTTGCATACAAGGATATTTCTGAAGGCAAGTATAACAAATCTGTTATTGAAAATCAAGAAGTCAAAATTGTTGTATACAAATGTGGAATTATTATTCGTATAGATATCAAGGAGGTGTAATATGAATATTCCTATTATTTATGGTAAACTTGAAAATAGTAAAGTAACACTTACAAAAGCAGAATTTGAAAAGGCAATAAATGATGCTTTTGAGTATGGCAAGTATGTTGGTAAATTAGAAGGATTAAGACCTAATTATTTCAATACTACAAAGCTTAATGACAATGATAGTATTGACAAGATAACAAAATTTACTTGTGCATATTTTAGCCCGGAGGAAATAAAATGACACCCATTAACGATAATATTTCTCTTGTAGAACTCTTAAAGTTTCTTGATATGGAGCAGAGCAGCAGATTAGCATTGTTTGGAACTGACTCGGCAAACAATTCAACTGTCGGTTTAGCTTATGATGCTGGGTACCTTGCGGCAATCACAAATATTCGTAATGCTTATGAAAGACCATATCTTGAAGAAGCATATATTGCAGATAATCAAGTTGAAGAATTTGAAGGTGACTAATGGAAAAGGATTTTGTTATATTTGACTGGGAAGTCTTTCCTGAATGGAATTGTATGATCTGGAATGTATATAATGGAACAGATAATATTGAATTTCATGTAATATCTTCAGATGACAAAGACTATTATAAGAAACTCAAAGAAGCAGCTTATAAAGGTTATCTTTGTGGCTTTAATATCAAAGGTTATGATATGCAGATGCTTGACCTTGCGCTCAAAGGTTATACTCCTGCAGAATTATATGAGCACAATGAAGAAATCATAAATAGCAATGATGGTAAGTTTAAGTCGCTTAGTTACTGGCGTAGATTTGATTTTACAGATTTGTACGACGATATGAAAGGCATGGGCTCTTTGAAACAATTTGAGTCTAATACAGGATTATTGATTAAAGAATCCTCTGTTCCTTTCGGTAAGAGAAATCTTACTGAACAAGAAAAGGAAGATATAATTACTTACTGCAAACATGACGTATTTGCAACAAACAGATTATTGACAGCGCGTATGGGTTATATTGAGGCAAAAGCAACATGTTCAAAACTGTCTGATTTATCTGAAGCAGAATGTTTGAAGAACACCGCGGCAAAGGTCTGTGCAAAAATGCTCAAAGCTAAACAGGCAGAAAATTATGGCGATGACTATTATCAACCTCCTGAAAAGCTTAAGCCTATCTTTGAACAGTTAATTCATCCAACAATATTAGAGAATTTTTATGGCGTCGAATTGTCTAACGAATTTAGTTATGAAGTTAGATATTTGAAAAATCACTTTGTATACGGTGCAGGCGGAGTACATAGCACATATAAAGATTCGCTCTATTATATATCAGATGATGATTATATCCTCGTTGATGCAGACTTTGAAAATCTATATCCCAGTTTAATTATCGTATATAACTACTATGCAGCAGGTATTCCTGAAGATGGCAAAGAATTATTTAAGTTCTTAAAGAATGAATGTCATAGATTAAAAGCAAAACTCAAAGAAATGCGCAAAGCTGGGCTAAGTAATACTGAGGAATATTCTGAATTGTATAGATTGAGAGATGCAATTAAGCTTATATTGAATGCTTCAACCGGTGCAATGAGAAATAAGTATAGTCCCTTGTATGACCCTAAAGCTATTATAGCTCTTTGCATGACTGGTCAGTTACTTGCTACTTGCGTTGCAAAGAAGTGTCACGATATGGGTGCGCTTATAATACAGACAAACACTGATGGTGTAATCTTCAAAGTGAAACGTAGTGATTTACAAGCAGTCAAAGATATGCTTAATGATTTTGCAAAGCAAGTTGAAGTAAATATTGACATTGATGAAGAATATGCAATATTTCAAAAGGATGTCAATAATTATATTCTCTTTGCAGAAAAGGATAGTAAACCTAAACTCAAAGGTCGTTGGGCAAAGAAGTCAGGTTCAGAAGTTCCTCTTTCTCCACTCAATGCTCCTGTTATCAATGATGCTATTATGTCTTTCTATAGCAAGAATATTCCATTTGAAGATAGTATTCTCAAAGAAACAAAGCCGCTTAACTTTATGATGACTACTATGAGAGGACCTACTTACAATGGAGTATTATATGCCGATGAAACTGGTGAAAATCCTACATATAATGTAAATCGAGTGTATGCAACAACTAATGTCAATAAAGGTACATTATATAAGTATGCTTGCGATGAAACAGGTCAAATAATCAAACATGATAAAATTGCGAGTATTCCTGAACATTGTGCATTGTTCAATGATAAAGTTCCAGATATACTTGATTTACCAGATATTGATTATAAATGGTATATTGAGAGAGCTAAAAAGAATGCAATCGAGATGGAAAGATTAGCCTAACAAGATTCGGTCCCAGTTAATTCTGGGGCCTTATTTTTAGCTTTACTTATATAAAAAGACGTCGAAAGTGTGCTAAATCGCATAAGAAGCGTTACGACGCGATTTAAGCGCATTATATGAGGGCCTTTATATTTATAAGGGCTCTTATTTTTATATATGTTAGGAAGCGTCCTATACATCTTATCTATATACATTTTTATATAAAAATTCCGAACAGCATCAAAACTGCTCGGAATTTCGTACTTTAGCCAATATTTAACTGTTTTCGAGCTTTGTTCGTTGCTTCTTGTTGCAATTTCTTCAAAGCCTTCTTCTTTTGCTCATCAGTCATCTTTTTATAGCGTTCTGTTGCAATAAGTTTATTTGCAGACTCACTATATAACTTTGCTCTAAGCTGCTGATATTTACGGTATTCTTTATCGCTCATACTATAAGTCTTTCCATCAATTGTAAATTGTTTAGAGGGACCTGTTGTATTTGCATTATACTTCTTAGACTCATTCTCAATAAGGCTATCTCTGGTATAAGATACTTTTGCAGGAGAGAAAGCATTGAACAATACAAGAAGCCGAGAAATAATATCGCTATTTGAGTCATCATAATACTTAACATCTTTGCCAGTATAAGGGTCAATTTTGTTAGGAACAGCAAAGCTTAACCCAGGGAACTGCGCGGCAAGTTTTTGAAGTACTTTCAGACCGCTATTGCTACTATATTTCTTTTGACTCGAGTCAATTGTACGTGTAATATGTCTAAGTACAGCAGGGATAAACTGATTGACATAAGTTGTAAATGCATTAGACAGAATATCAACTGATGTTTTGTTACCACCAAAGATATTTATAAGGTCGCCTATAATAGTAGTATCGAGCAACGCTGCACCGCTATCTGTAAATGCTTTCCAAATACCTTCAGTCATACTATCAACAAATGTAGCGCCAACAGAGAAAGGTATCATTGCAGGTTCAAGGTCCTCAAGACTTATTTGAATAGTACCAAATAAATTAAGTTTGGGACCACCATATTTATCATCGTCATCAAATGCAATTACTCCAAGAGATGCCAATAATGCACCAGCAAACATTGCAAGAGTACCTACAGTTGCTTGACCAAGTTGCTTACTAACTTTAATATTTCTGAACATTGACTCATCAGTCTTATACGTTCTCAAAGCATTTATAAATCCAAGCGGAGAATATGAAAGTGCAGTGCTCATTGTATTAAGCATCATTCTCGGGAAAGGAAGTATAGTTGCAATTATTGTTTGAGCAACAGGGTGCTTAGCAAGAAGGTTCATCATGGTAGTATATGCTTTTGGAGTATACCTAAAGTATGTTTTAAGTGCTTCGTTCTGAGCATAATTTACCATGTCTTGGAATTTAGTTATTGTATTCTTATCACCATCTTTTAAGCTTGCGTAATCTACTTCAGTGAAGTTATCTGATACAAGCTTCTCTGTGTACTGCTGAATATATTTTCGCATTACACGTTTATCTTGTGCATCCATAACACCAAATATTTTATTGTACAAGAAGTTAAATGCATTTCCAACAGTACTATTACCAAAAGGACTGTTGAAATTTAACATATCAGATAGTATCATCTTATCTCTTGTTTCAAGAGTTTCAATATCTGTATTCTTGTTTAGCAATAATTTATTCAGTTTATTGTTACTTGTCTTAAATCCTGTATCATATTTCGAAACAGTATTTTCAAGTATAGCATCAAGTAATCCATTATCAACTAACTGCTCTTTGACAACAGTTTTAGCAGTAGAAGATGCCTGATTATTTGTAAGCTGATATCTATCAATACCATCTTTACTATTTCTACCGACAAGTTTATTGAAGACAGAGCCTAAGCCCCTTGCTGCCTTGTCCATTACACCTATCATTGCATTACCTGCAACGTTTCGAGAGAAGAATGTCGCTGGGGCAGAGAGCATTGCAAAGTAACGCCAAGAAGTAATTCTTTGAGTTAAGTTATGCCATCTTAAAGCTTTCTCTTCAGGATTTAATCCCTTTTGCCAAGGATTAATTTTATTGTCTAATTGTCCAGAGTGTTGCTGTAAAATATCTATAACTGACTGCATCATCTTATCAGCTATATCATATCTATTTTGCTGTATAGCTAACTTCTGAGCAGCTGCTGCATCGGATATTAACTTCTTCTCTTCTTCAGACAAATCAATAGACTCTTCAGCAAGTGCTGCAAGTTCATCAATGGGAGTAAGACCCATGTTCCTTGCAACGGATAATTGTTGACCTGCAGAACGCTTTATTTGATTAAAGGCTTTTGTAGCTTCAATTCTAATATCTTTCGGAAGAACTAATGAGTGTGCTATTTGATTTAACAAGACAGCAACAATAGTTCTTTCTTGGCCTGTCAATGTAGGATTTTTAGAATACCAAAGCATAAAGTCTTGAACAGCGTTAATATTTGCGGTAAAAGCATTCAAATCGGCCGCATTATCTGCTAAGAATTCAGCGGTACTAAATACTGTCTGCTTTTCTGTAACACCGTCAATAACTATATCTTTTGTTTTACTCGGCACATAATTGAGCATTTTATTAACATTTACATTATCTCGAGTAAGCAAAGGTGAGTTTATTGTTGGAGATACTCTACCGCGCTCAGGATTGCGTTCATTATACATTTGGTCTTCAGTTCTGGGTTCTTTCTTAAGTTTCTTGTTGAAGAGTTCTTGGTTCAATGCGGCAGCTTCATCTCCAAATAAATTATCAAAATCAATAGATTCTTCACCTGTAGTAGGAGCCACATCAGTATTTGCATCTATATCATCATCAAATAAATCCATAATGTTATCCATATTGATATTTGATGCATCTACTATGTCATTCAAATCTTCATTAGAAATATTTGTATTGCCATCATCTGCTGCAGCAAGTAACCTATCGAGAGCTGCTTGATTATTCTTGAGTGCCATACGTTTCCTTGCTTTTTCAGAAGTTTCTTTTGTTCTAGCTTTTGCATTTTCCATGCGCCTTGCATTAGTTACTTCATCAATAGTCGCTTGAGCTTCTTTCATTTCTTGCGTCATATTGCCGAGCTCTGTTGCAAAGACTTTTGACCTATCTTCGTATTTGCCATTCTTGAGAGTGTCAAGTATTCTAAGAGTAGAGCCATCGCCAGAAAGTTTAATTAATTCTTTAGTACCAGGTATAATCTGATTTATTGCTTTTCCATTGAGTACATACTGAACTTCATTCTTAAACTGTTCAATATTTGCCCAAGTTTTCGGTCCATAAATAAATCTGATATAAGCAATATTGAGACCTTCGAGAATTTTTTTGACTTGAGGCTTTTGTTCTTCTGCAGATTTTGTTAAGTCAAGCATCTCGGCAAAACCTTTAACATCCGACCAATCACCAAATTTAAGAGGTATATTATTTTTGCCTTCGCCCTCAATTGTACCAAATTTATTTTCTTGGCGTTTTCTAACAGCTTCGAGTTGCTCAGGAGTAGCATATTGCTTTTCGGTATTTTTAGCAGTTTCTTTCTTTACATACAAGTTTTTATAAGCTTGTGATACTCTATCTTTAGATTTGACAAATCCAAATTCCTCGGCATGTGTTTCCATCCAATTTCTAATTGTCTGTTCACGATGCCGCCTTGCAGACTCAACCTCATTACTCGAATACTTTTCAGGTTCTTTTAAGACTTCATTCTCATGCGCAAAGTTCTTATTATCCTTATAGTATGCCTTTGCAGCACTGAGTAATGGATTATGTCGTATAACAAACTTATGATTGTACAACTCAGTATATACATCAAGTATAGCCTGTTTCATTTGGAAGTCTGTTGCTGGTGTACTATCAGTAAGTAAATCAGCATGTCTTTTTTGAGTACCAAAAGCTCTCAAAGTAGCACGGGATTGACTAAGAGAGTCAATTTGTTCTTGAGTCAATTGTTTCTTCTTAGGTTTAATTTCTTCTTTTACTTTGCTGGTATCAATACCTACTTCATTTGCAGCAGAGAACAATTTATCAAAGTCAATAGCTTCTTCACCATGCGGTTGTGTAGACGTATCAACTTTCAAATCATCTACCCATTTTGTAAGTATTGCGACGACTGGAGAACCAACTTCATCAATAATTCCAGGGTCATTTAACAGTTTTAATAAAAGATTTAACTTCGCTGTAGAATTAGCTTTTTCAAGTACTTTGTTCAATGCATACAAATATTTCTTTTGTTCTTTACTAAATCTAAAATCAGTTTCAGCTAATTGTGTTTCATCATTAAATGTAAGTTTAGATTCAATTGCTGCAGTATCAACAAAATCTGATATCTGTTTCATTGTTGAAGCAATAGGTATACCACTTGTAAAATTATCAAAAGCGTTAATCAATAAATCTGTTACTGAATTTCTTGTAAGACCATTAGCTTCGAATGCGACCGGTACTTGCAGGATACCTTGATAAACAGTTTTGAATGTATCAGCCTGCTTAATCATTTTGTCAGCAGTCTTTTCATTTATCTTATTATCTTTGCGCCATTGATTAACTTGCTTAGTAAACGAATTGACTCGTTTACTTATTTTACTTGAATTATTGAATTGTCTACTTGCACCATAATCGGCATATACCTTGCGTATTGCTTTGTAACCTTGATAGCCATATTGCATAGTGTTTTTAACTCTATTGTTTACAAAAGAATGAAATTCACTTTCAATATCGGCAAGTCTTTGGTCTCTTTCAATGCCGCTTAAATTTTTAACTTCCGCGAGCCTTGGTTTAAGTTTTTCAATGTACTCATTCGCGCTTGTAGATGTATCCTTATTTATATTCTCGATTTTATCCATCTGGTCTAAAATCATTGAAGCATATGCATCAGTATTAATATCGCCATAAATATCTTGTTTTGCAATATTATCAAGTTCATTTAAGAGATTATCATAAGCATTGAGCTTTGCTTCAGGGTCGAGTATTTGTGATGCTTCAATAATCTTTTCATCAAGAGTATCAGTAAGTTCTTTTGTATTGTCAGAACGTTGTACATTGTTCTTAGTCTTATCAAGAGTATCAAGAAGATTTACAACATCTTCATCGCCTTTGTACGATGCTTGCTGTTCAATACTTGTTTCTTTTGCGTTCAAACCGAAATCTTGTTTAATCAATGAATACACATAGCTAAATGCGTTAAAGCTATAGTTAAGTCCATTTGAAAATTTAAGATTCTTTTGAGCATCAAGGTTCAATAAATCCGTTGTCATACTTGTAAGACGTTTATCTAAGGTTTTACGTACAGCTTCAATTGTACTTATAAACTTAGCATCATTTTCATGTACTTTTATAAATCCATCAAATGCTTGATGCATCTCTTCTTGATTATTATATACTTTTAACAGCGCATCTTTAATCTTAGGGTCATCTGTAAAGTTCATTGCATATACCATAGTAGCATAGTATACTTCAAAGATTGACCTATACTGCAGAGCATCTTCAACAGTTCTAAGATAACCGTTGCGTTTCCAATCAAGTGAGTTTGTATCACTGTCTGGACAATTGGCAATCAGTATATTTCTTGAATGTTTACTATTAGAGTCATCATTAATATATGAAAGAATTTCAGATAATCTAATACCGGAAGAAATAGTTCTTGCTCCAGTATAAGTAGACAGCATATCAATAAACTTTTGACTAAATCCTAATTGCTCAAATTCCTTAAAACTGGTAATATCATACTTTGTCATTATACGACAAATAGAATCATACCACTTATTCTTTCGCCATTCAACCTCTGTACCATTGACTGAACCATCCGCATTTCTATCTACAATAGAAACTTTAAGAGTTTCAGGGTCCTGTACAAGTGCTTTTGTGGATTTAATTTCAACGTAGCCTTGCGGCGTAGCAAATCGAGCATTAATAGTTTTACTAAATCTGTCTTGTATGCTATTGGCAATACCATAACCTATCCAGTTATTGCCACTCTTTCTAAACCGCATTACCTTTTTGCTATTAAGTAAATCTGTCAACTGTTGTGTGAGGCCTTCATCATTTACATTTATATCACCAGTTTCAGTATCAATAGTATACTTACCAAAAATATTGTCAGCTTTTAGTGTTTTTGCAATGGACTGTATTTTTGATATTAAATCTGCCTCGGAGTTAAAATTAAATATCTGACCGTCATTTGTAACATAGATTGTATCATAATTGTATTCTTGCTGCAATCCAGTAATTGACCTTGATGTAAGTTCACTGAACACTGCTTCAAAGTTAGCAAATACAGAAGAGTCATTAATATACTTTACATTACCGGCATGTTTTTCAGAAGTATCAAGATAATTGGCAGCGTTGTTGACATTTATGAAAGACCTTTCGCCAACAATATACATTCTATTGCCAGGTGTTGTAAATGCTTCAGCTTTTCTTATTGTTTCAATAGTACTCTTTCCAAGGTTCTTAGTAGAAAGTTCAATGACACAAGTACCACGCTTACTATTATACTTTATTAAACCATTAATATCATCGCCATATTTTGAATATACAGACGATGCGTCAACTAAGTTACGCGGTTTAATTTTATTGACAATTGCAGCACTATAATTACTATCTCTCGAAATAGGTATGTTCATAAAGTTAGTGGTCGAGTCTGCGGTACCTGCTGCTTCAAACTTACCTTTTATGACATTATATTCCTGTTTAGTTATATTTGCAATGAGTTTAATAAAGTCTTCTTGACGCATTGAACGAAGTACATTTCTTAAATCGCCAGTTGCTTGACTTACCCACCAATCTCTTGAAATCAAATCTTGGTCATTATCTGGTCTGACATTCAATACTTCTCGAATATCTTCAATACTTGCTTCACCTTCAGAAGGTCCAAATGCCGATGCGGCAATACCAGTCATCATGGTATTTTGAGTTATTTCTTTATTCGTATACCTACCAAGTATTTGATTAACACTTGTAGGTACAAATATATTAGCTTGAAGTCCATCAAAAAGTTTCAAAAATTCTAATTCAGACCTTGTACTAATATATACACGATTTGTAAAGCTGGTATTAAATCTGTCAAATTTTATTGAGTCAATATTCTGATTTGCAAGAGACATACCATTTGCCATTTCTTCATTAGGAAAAGCATAAAGATATGCAAATACTGAAAGTCTATACGGAAGGTCACCAATTTTGCCTGTATCACGTGCTCGCTCAAATGACTTTATAACTTTATCATATTCAGCATCTACATCCACGTTTTTAGGTGCTTTGTCTATTGGTGCTTTAATCGCAACCGCTGTATAAAAATCTTCAAATTGTTTTCTAAGCTTTTTGAGTCCTTCAGGTGTTTTTATGGCTTCTTCTATTCTCGGTGTTACAGCTTCGCTTAAAGTATATGCTGTTTGACCTGTTTTTATACCAGAGAGCCCAGATACTGAATGATTGATTTCATGTTGAGCTGTTTTAACAAGTTTTTGCAAAGCTTTTTCAGTCATATTAGGTGTAGCTTTTAATAATATAACTGAGCCAACACCATTATCAGGTTTAAGCAATAAATTTGTATTACTATTTGTAACTTTAGGGGTAAGATAAATCAAAGTATCATTGCCTACAATCGATTGACCTAAAAGTGCTTTGCCATAATCAGTTAAATAGTCGCTCAACTTAATACCATTATCTGGCGCCAACCAATTTGAAACTGGAGAATTTATTGTATTAATCAATGTATCTTCCAGACTACCGACATCAAGCATTCTATTTATTTCACGCAAATGAATTATTTTATTATCGGGAGTAATTTGAAATCCAAAGTTATCTGCGAGATAATAATTTATCTTTGATACAAAGTTACCGTCATAACCTTCAAGAATTTTCTTCAGTGCGGCACCCTTATCAGAATAGTTTGAAGTCTTCAATAAAGATAATGCAAGGCCTTCGAGCGACAATGCGCCAGCTTTCTTAGGAATATTAAAGTTTAATCGTTTACTAAAATATTCCAATGCAACAGCAAGGTCTCCAGCATCAAGATTTACGTCCGCCTTAAAAGTCATGTAATGAAATGAATTGGGGTCAACGTTATTCGTTATATATAAATCTAAGGCCTCATCGTTTTCGAAGAACGTGGCGCGTCCTGTGATAACCGAATTGAGTTTTTTAAGCGCCTCACTACGTTCGCTCTCAGGTACCTTGTTTAGAATAGTGCGATTGTATACATTCTGAGCTTCAGATATGACGTACATTGCAGATACATTCTGAATATCTATACTATGCTTTGCAAGCTCAGCAATAATCTGTCTATATTCCGCTTTGCTCGACATATAAACTTTTGAAGCGAGTGTATTTTCAGGAATAAACAGCATAGTAAATATAGCCTGTTGCTGCGCAATCTTATACTTCTCGGGATTACTTTCTTGAGTATAATTAAGATTATATCCAGCAATAGCTTCATTCAAAAGTGTCATTGTTGTACTATCGCCATTTATATTCCATTGTTCAATAGAATTAAGAATTCTATGAGAATACCAAGTAGAATATGCAAGCTGATTGAGTCTTGCTATTGCAAAATTATTTACAGCCGCATAATCAATATAAAGATTGTTATCGTATACAAAAGCTGCGGGTAAAGAATTATCAAGAGTAGCATAAGAATATATATTCTTTAATCCGCCTAAATCTTTTTTAATCTCTTGAAGTTCAGGAGTGGTTTTTACAGCTTCTTTCAAATAAACTTGAGCACCAAAAATTTCACTAAGCTTTGCTTCATACGCTTTAACTACTTTAGATTTATTTGAAGCATTAGTATTCTTTCTTTCATTAAACTCGGTAGTAATATCGAGTATTTTCTGTACTCTATTTTCACTGTACTCAGTAAACAGTTGCATACTTTTTACTGCTTCGTCCGGTGCCATATTTGCAATCAAGTCATTCAAACTTACAGTCAAACCTATTTGCAAATTATCAAACATTGTATTGGCATCAGCATCTAAGCCAGCGGTCAAGTCTTCAATAGATAAATCTGCAGCTTCATCAGTCTCAATATTAAGTTTCTCAATAGCTTTCATCAATGCAGCTTCGTTCAAATTAGTATTATCTTCAGAAGATACATTTGAAGTAGTATTTGTAGATTGTAACTCTTCAAGTGCAGTTTTAATTATCTTATCTGCAATCACTGCTTGTTTAACAGATATTGTGCTATCTCCGACTTTAAGTGTCATTGATTTAATTTTGTCATATCTATCTTGAAGTTTGGTAGAAAGTTTTTTACCAGATAATACTTTCTTATCGAGGCTATTATAATAGTTAAGTAATATACCAGCATCAGAGTTACTAAGTTCAACTGTACTATCTCCAGCAATTGTCTTTATTACTTTATGATGGGTTATTGCAGAACGCACAAGCATTTGTCCGCCAGACATTATAGCGCCTGCAAGACCGCCTGCTACAAATGACAATGCTGTATTTTCCCAAGTAAAATCAGATTTGCCAGTCCAAGCATAATCAAGTACACCATCAATACATTCTTCTATTGCTTCTTCTAAACCTTCACCGATAAAATCATGAAGCAATCTTGTTGCTACATTCTTTTCTCCAAACTTATTCCAAGCATCTAATAACTGACCAGTCCATTTTTGTTTGAATACAAAAGACTCAGATAAACCTTCTACACCATAGCTTATTGCCGTTTTGACTGCTGCGTATGAGAGTACATTGAACGATGAAGCATCAGAATGTGCGGCATCATATTCAACAGCATTGCTACCAAATATACTTCCATAATATACTGCAGTACCAGCACCAGCGCTTGCAGCATTCAAACCAATCATTGTCAACATTTGAAGCATGGAAGTTTCAACGTTCAATGCTAATTTTCCAGGACTCCAATTTGATGTGTATGGATTAAATTGTGCCGATGCAGGAAATAATCGTTGAGCCCAGGTTTCAGTAGGTATAAAGTTTGATTGTGCTTCACTGCGCGCATAGTTTGCAAAGTCCTCAGCACCAAAGTAATCAGATACTGAAGCAATTGCATATTCCATACCATCAACAATACTTTCCAACATTTCAAGCGGTACTGTGACAACGTTCAATGCCATATTACCAAGAGTACTAAAGAATTTCTTTGTTTTTGACGCATTCTCTATTATCTGTTGTTGCAATAATGCAGCCTGTTGATTTCTTACAGACTCAAGAACTTGAGAATATGTCAAATATTCTTTAGGTATATATTCTTCTTGAAATTTCTTATACGATGTCTGAAACTCTTGCAATCCTTTTTCAACATCTTCTTCAGATAAATTTTTATTTACAAGATATCCATCTTCATATAACTTTTTAGTATCTTGATATTCAGTATTAAATTTTGAATAATCGCCTTCAAATGACTCACTTACTATATCATCAATAAAGTTTTTATTTTCATTTTTGTTATAGTATTCATTAAAAGCACTGTTCTTTGCTTCGGCGTCGATTTGAGCTTTATTCTCTTCATAATTCATAATGCTACTAAGTCCAGCGAGCAATGAATACTTTGCTTCTGGTAAGTATGTACTATAATCTGAAGGAAGTCTATCTTTCAAAGATTGACCATTTGCAGCAAGAAGCATCAAATAGCCTTGTGCCTTTTCAGGGTCATTATATGACTCATAAACATCTTTTTCATATATACCAGACATTATAGCTTGATTACGTATTGCCGACCAAGCATTAAGCCCTTTATTTCCACTACTTCCATTGTTAGTAGGGTCTGTTACAATTAAACCTGCCATTATCTTGCACCTCCACCGCCACCGGTAGCACCGCCACCTACAAATTCGCCACGTTCTTCATGAATTTCTTCTTTATCTGAACCAAAAACATCTTTAGCAGTGTTCCACCAGTTACGTATATTAAACACGTCCATAGGTCCTTTACCTTCAAACAACGCTTTAAAATTTATACCACCTATCGGTGTCAATAACAAATCACCAAATCTTTGGAATCTATATAGCGCTGAACGTTTTTCTTTAGGCTTTTCAGTTGCGCCTTTTACAACCTGTGAAACACCATTGATATATTCAACATGATAGTAATCTTTATTGTATAAATTACCATCGTAATAAATCATACCGCTTATTTCCATGCCATTTTCTATTTGACCGAATATAGTTTCAAGCGCATATTTAGCATCAGGATTATCTTGCATCGCATCAAGTATGGTTGTCAATTGCATAACTGGAGGCGGATTATCCGTATTATATGCTGTTTTATAAAATCCACCATTTGCATAAACCCAGTATTCTTTTGCATGAGCTGCTTCACCATAGTTGAATACAACCACATCGCCATTATGTAATATACCATTATTCGCTGCGTCTATAATATTCTGAACATATGCATCCTGTTTACCATCTTTGCCTGTACCTAAGAAATCTCCAAAGCTCGTTGGCTTAGCATCTTTTAACGATACATAATCACCAGTCAATTGATAATCCCAATCTCCTACGACATCTTCAATCTTTGGCGCTTCCCAAACAGTATCATAAAGGATATTACCTTCTTCATCGTACGATGATAAACCAAATGTAGTATGTCGCATTATAAGATTATTATCATAAAACCACTGTTTATATTTAGCAATAGCTTTTTCTCTTGCAGTATCTGAAAGAGTCTCCCATTGAGTTCCATATTCAAGTGATGCCATATCTTCTGCAACAGTGTTCACATAATCTGCTTCAGCTGCTGTACCATAATCTTTGTTTAGCGCATAATCAAGCTCGTTATAGATTGCATCAGTTAACTCATATCCACCACCTTCAGCAGGTGTTATCAATTGTCTTTCTGCGAGAAATTCTAAGACAGCAGTTTGACTTTCAAATTCTGCACCGCCATTAAGCGACATAGCAATCTCTTTAAGTACTGCATTCAATGCAAGATTAGCATTTTCTTGATAAGCCACAATATTCTCAAATCTACCTTGAGTATCTTGTTCACCAAGTACTGTGGTCAACGTATCTTGATATGATTTAGTAAGCTGCTCAATAATATCATTTCTTGACTCTATTAATTGAGTCTGTATATTTTGGTCTTGTGCTTGTTTGGCATACTGAAATTCTTGACCCTGTACTGTTGCAGCACCAGTACCAAGAAGCTTTGAATTATCTGCCATCTTATTAGCACTTGCTAATGCCGAAACATCTGATTGTTGTTGAAGCAAAGTAGACTGTTCTTTCAATTGACGGTCATACATTTGAACTGCAGCATTGAATTGTTTATCAAGATTTGCTATTCCGAGAGCTTCAAGATACTTCTTAGTATTCTCATCCAATACACCACCGGTCGTTGCAGCAACGACCTTAGTCGTATCGTACAACTTGTCGCTGGTATTCTTCAAAGTTTCGTCCAGTATTGTTGATTGACTCGAAATTGGTTGTATCGATGGACTTGTTATCAACGGCATCTTTAACTTCCTCCTTTACAGTATAATCTACTTTTTCAACATGAACTTTATTAGTTTTATAAGCTTCATATTTATCAAGTATCTTGCATATTTTTCTAAAATATTCTGTGTCATTCTTTTGTACATTAAGAAATGCAGTAAAAACAGTTTGCAATATTGCCATAAGTATACTTGAAGTATACATGACCATTTTAACTATTGCAGCTTTTTGGTCAACATCTGGATTAGGCTGAAATGAAATCATAGCTGTTGCAAACATTGTAAAGAATGAAAGTGTAAAACCTTTTATCAAATACCACTTCTTCTTTTTATTGCTAATATTTCTATCGTCAATCAATCCTTCATCCGATGAACAAAGAGTGGTTATATTGAAAGAACTCAATTTATGAAGCTTAGAGGCCTTTCTTTCTACTTTCTTTACAAATTCATTATAGCATTCAACTTTGCTTCTTTGTGGCTTTCTACAAAGCTTTAATCCAAAATTTATAAGTTTATCTTTGAAAGATAATTTATAATTCTTATGAGTTATACCTTTGCATCTTGCAGAAACATAAGTATTATAATTTACTGTATTTTGATTATCTACAAATTCATCAAAGTCAATAGTATCTGTGACAGTTTCATTTATTGCATCCAATGCTTTATCTCGTGTAGACGTATATTTCTCGCTACTTCGTACAGAGCTTTCAGTACTCATATACCAGAATACTTTAGTAGTACCAGATAGCAAAATCATTGTTATAAATTCTATTACCGTAGCTCTGTCAAGATGATTAATATCACCTTTTAAGTAAAGAATAAAATAGATAACAGCTAATGTTGCAGCAGTTGTTACTAATCCCAATAGATTGAGCATTATTATTTTAAGCTTTTTCATTGTAAAACCTCAATATAAATATTATCTAAAATTTATAATGCTATTAAACTTTAGAATTATGTTTATTATTTACAAAAATATATACCGGCGCATTTAAGCCGGTATACTAAGTCATTTGTTTAATTTTTCAGCGATAGTTTTAAGCACTTTCACTTCCTCGCTATCTTCATTTTCTTTAGCTTTTTGCGCTTGAGTATACTTGTAATGAAATGGTATTGCAACTATACTACCACCTAATCCTGATAATCCGACTGTCAATAAAGCATTTGCAGTAGTATTGAAGAATAATGCAATAATTACAAATATTGTAAATGGTATTACTCCAGGCGCAGCGCCCATTGCTTTCTTTAACGGTTCTTTATATATTAAAGCTAATGCAATAAGTAAAATTGTAGCTGTCAAACCTATACCTGATTTTACCCATGAATTCTCAAGAGTCATTATAACTACTGCGGGTACAGCTGTAGCAAGAGTTCTAATCAAGTATGCACCAATTTCCCACCATACTGTTTTATCAATCTTGTTAACCTTGCTCTTGAGTTTTTCTTTTTTAGCTTTAATACTTTCAGAATTTTTATCGATAGTTTCTTGAAATTCTGAAAGTTTACTCATTACGAAATCCTCCGACTCTTTTTAACAACTGCCTGCTGTTCTGCTAATTTATCCTGTTCTTCTTTGAGCTGTTTCTGTAATTCTTCTTCCTTTTTCTTAGCCGCGACAAGTTCATCCTCAAGAGCTGATTTAGCTTCTCTCAACTTGTCTACCAATTGTGTATGGTCAGTATAGAATAGCTGGTCACACAGTACTTGGAGCTTAGCTTTCTTATCAGTAGAAAGATTAGACTCCTTAAAGCACTCAAGAATAAAACTTGCAAGATTAATATTAGCATTAGTTTGATTATTAAGTCCTTCCTTGAACTGTGCAAGGCTATCGTCAACTTTCTTAATAACTTCACTAACTTTATCAACTACTTCACCAGTAGTTTCTTTGAAGTCTGCAACTTTATCTACTATTTTTGTCAGCACTCCCAATTGTTCACTGTTCATTGATTTAGTCAGCTTATTAGTACCAGAACTTCTAATAAATCCAGTAATCAATGCAACAAGTGAGCCGAGCGTCGTTGCAAGAGTACCAACAGTTAACCATTCGGGAAGTTGAAAATCTGCAATTGTTGTAAGTAACACATTCATACAATAGTGTCCTCCTTAAATTTACGAACATACATATAGCCTGTCAATGTCTTATAAAATGTTAAGTCTTCTGCCCAATCAAGTATCATTTTGGGAGTTATCTCATAACAATTTTCAATCTCAAAATATTTATCAAGACGCGCAGTTACTTCTTCTAATTCTTTGCGATACATTTTTTCACGTTCGATAGCTGAAGCATTCTGCATCTCTTGAGTTTTCAAATATATATTGGTCATATCAATCATGTCAATCCACCTCGAAGTATTCTATACTTCATAGATATACTACAAATTTTAGGTTTAGTCAAGGCCTCATATTCGTCATCTTCAAACTTTCTATTTCGCATTATCAATTGAAGATAATTATAATTAGCAATCATTGTTCTACATGCATTATTCGTAACTCTTTCAACGCTCGATGTCGTTACTTGTGGCGAAGTATTTGCATATTTTCTTGAATATATATTGAAGTAATATTCAAAGTTTACAAGAGTTTTATCAGTGAGCGCATCATCTGGTATATTGTAATCATCAAAAACAAATGTAGTAAATAATAATTGTTTTCTAAAATCCAGTGTGCCGAATAGCAAAATTGCACTCTCCCATTGCCACTCTATTTGATGAATTACTTTATTTGTAGTTAATTTATCAGCATAAATTTCGTAATCAATGACACCAGTCGAATGTGTAAATTGCTCTTCCGCAAAGCTATAGATACCTTGGTCCTCACCTATACCACCAATAATACTTAAATCAATTACTGCCATGATTTTAACATTTGTTTCTGTCTGAGTAATTTGTCTAACTTCCTTAAATGGAAATTCCCAGTACCACCAACTACTTGTCGAGCTATCAAATATTACTGCTGGAGTATTATCTGTAGGCTTTGCTCTATTCAAAAAGAATATAGTCAAATAATGATATGTTGCAATTTCGACATGTGAAGTAGTCTCCAACAAAGACCTTATCATTTCTCGCATATTCAATGTCATAGGGACTAATAAACGTTCATCTGATTGAATATTTTCTTTCATTTCAATGCTACAAATATCTTCAGCAGTAACAACAGATACAGCGCTTGTTATAGGAAGAGTAACTATTGCATTATCAAAATCACATCCTTTTGATTTAGCCGTATTTGTACAAAGCCATCGATATTCGGTACTATCTTCAGTGTTCACTGTGGCCTTATATATCAAATATGCACCTTCATTATGAAATACCCAAAAACTCGTATCAGATACTCGCATTGCAGCAGTGAGTCTTTCTGTAAAAGCATAATACTTCATAGGGTCAAAATATTCAATAGTAATATGACCATTTGCTGAACCAGTACCAAAGACATGCTTATCCGTTACAAACCAATAATACCCATCAAGAAAGAAACTCGTTAAAATATTTTCATTGAACTGGGATAATACTGGAATTTTGTCGGTTGGTCTATCGACAGGCGTATCTGTTGGCTTAATAGAGCGCAGTATTAATTTTGGATATTGCAAAACATTATTGACACTTGAATAATACGAGCATAATGCTAATTTAGTACCGTCATCATTTATTGAAGCTTGATCATATATGCCATCAAAGATGTATTGTTGTTGTACATATGTTTCTAAGTCTATAGTATATACTTTTGTTGTATCACTCGGTATTGCATATGTTGCAATGTTGTTGCATATACTCGTACTATGACCATAGTGCGTTGCATCTACACCAGAATGAATTTTTAATTCATATATATCATCATTTGCATCAACAATTTCATGCTTTTTATTATCTAAAATATATAGATTACCATATTGCGAGTCTGCCAATATTGCAATTTCAGTAGAACAATATGGCTGCGATAAAAATGAATTTGGTTTAGAACTTGAACCGTATAATCCAAAATCGCCATCAAATGCTTGTTTCCCAGTCTTATATTCCCAGCCAGAATATACATAACTATAACTTGGCTCATACGGGCATATTAATACAAAATATCTGTTAGTTGCAAGAAATTTAAGATAGACTGAACGTGAATATGTTATACCAAATAATAATTCTTTTGTATACTGTACTTCATTCTCTAAATAAATACGCAATACTGGTGAAATACTTGCAGATGTTGATACAGTTACCCAGTAATTATCAAATAATGGATATGCAAATATATAATCTGTAGATTTTGTTTTGCTGTTTGACGATAGCAATGTCATCGAACCGCTTAAAGAAATACTATATCGTCTCATTTCAGCTTTACTTGTATTTTCAAAGCAAATGGTTAATATAACACTCTCTTCACTATCAGATTTATCATCTATTGTAAATTTACATGTACTAAAAGGAATTTTGTCAGTTTCTAATCTCGGAATATCTGTAACATGCCATTGATAATTCTTATAGGTATATAATTTAATAAGAGTATCAGACATTGCAAGAAATTGCCCAGATTTCAACTGAATTATTCTTACCCCTTTAAGATTAAAGTTTATTTCTGTGACATCTTTAGTAGATATATTTTCGTAATATTCATCTGTTCTAATACCTGCAGGTAAGTCATAAGTACGATTATAAGTTTTATCATTTAATATATTATATAACTCAAAGTTAGGTTTACCTTGGTCGTTTATTTGAATTTCACCAACAACTTGTTCAAACTTATCATCTTTATCAAGTTTCCACAGTTGAAGACCTTTTTTATCATTTCGATTTATCAAAAAATAAAGACCATCTGCAGTTTCTTGCATTGCAACTCTGCTATTACCGTCAATACCAATTTGATGCCCTCTACTTGTAGCATTGTCAAAAATATTTAAGGTAGATAAATCATCACTCACGCGTGTAATATAAGCAAGCCCATAACTTATTTGTGCAAACCACATTGTATCTATCATATTTACGATATTATTTTTTGTATCTTTGTCGCACCATACTTGCGGTCTAATTGTTAAGTTACCAAGTTCATCGCGATAAACATTCTTACAATTATAAGTAGAATTTTGGTCGGCAGCAAGTGGATTATCATAAACTTGTAAACCTGCTATATTGTTAATATTGAAATATTGTACATTATCAAGTTTATTATAATCTGCCGGAAGTCTATGTTGGATAGGTTCACGTCGATAAATATTATTCATTAATACCACCCCTTACTTGAATGATACTCCCTCGGCCTTTCATTCCTATGAGTATTGATTGATGCAAGCAATACTTCAAACTCATTCATTTCTTCAATTGAACGTACTTTGTCATCGAGCACCAATAATTGACCTGCAACATAATGCGGAACTAATTGACCTGCAATATCTGGTATATCATAAGCGCCTTCGCCAGTCACTCTTGAACCAATTACCGGTACATTTTCTACTTTATAGTTATCACTATTTGTAGGTATCATAATGCCTTCTGCAAAGACTACTCTACTATAATTTATGCCACCTTCAATAATTCTTGGATAAAGCGCATTATAGAATATATGATATTCATATAGAGAATTCAAATATTCACCAAGTTTCAGTTGAGTATCTACTTCTCCACCGGTTAAAATTATACCATCGGTACCTATAAAATCAGTTAATATAAAAGCTTTGCCATTCAAATAAGCATTTTGTTCATCGGCAAAGGATATAAAATCTGGAGGCATAGTAAGTTTTGCTGGTAGAATATCTGGAGTTAATCTTACAACATACTCTCTAAGATTAGGCAAAACACTATGAGCAATACGGAATAACGCCTCATTAACAATTCTTGGTATTTTATCCGTATAATGCAAACGATTTGCTTCCTCAAAAGGCATATTAAGTATATCATAAGTTCTTTGCTTAATTTCTTCGTATGTCATAATGTCTCCTTAAAATTAGTGCCCGTCAACACTGCTGTCAACGGGCACATTTATTGTTTATCTTAGCCTGCAGTCACGCCAGTATAAACAGTAGGATTATTTGTAACCTCAAACGTAGAAAGGTCAATGAACGTTGCATTAGAGTCTGTAATAGTCTTCGTTGCGCCGCTACTTTTAACATATTTCGTAGTTGCACCAGAATAAGCTTTTGCAGACAGATTTTCAAGGTCACCAAATGCAATATAGATACATGCATACGGGTCACAAGCAGCTGCCTTAAATCTTGCACGACCATACCAAACCATCGTATCATTGCCATCCTGCAAATAACTCTTAACAGTAAGAGGAACTCTATCCCAAAGGGTGAAGCCAAGTTCGGTACTGTTTCTGGACGGGTCCATAATCAACATACCCATTTCTTTGGGACCAAATCCGGGCTGATTTGCAAGATATGCCCATTCAACAAGTTGATACTGGTCACCAGAAAGAGGGCCTTCAAGAGGACCTTCCGTAAGACTTGCACCAAGAGCAGCTCTGATAGATTTTGCAAGCATCGCATTCGGAGACATAACAATCTTAGAATAATTAAGAGGAACAAGACGTCCGTCATAATCACGGTGCTGCATACCAAGTTCTCTGATTTTATCAAGAACAAATCTGATTTGGTCATAAACTGCCATGTTGTCGGCAGTAACACCAGTATCAGGATTAACCTTCAGGAGATTAAGTCCTTTGTCCATGGGATGACCATCTTTATCAAGCTTGCCGCCATAGACAAGATATTTGTTACTTTGAGGAGGCGTTGCATAAGTACCAGCTGCAACAGTGTTACCCGGTGCAATAGTATCAGCAGCACCTGCATTTACCCAAGGTTCCTGACCAGTCATTTCAATGAAATCATTGGCATCTGCAACCTTCACAGACGTGTAATGATATCTATGGAAATACTGCTGCTTAGGACCATCAATTTCAGCATTAGTAGTATCAATTGCAGATACTGCAAACTTTTTACCGCCATATACATAACTGGTACCAAGAGCACCGGCCACAGTCGCTGCACAATACTGTTCGCGAGTTCTTGCGTAGTTGGTAGCAAATTCTGCAACCTTTTTGTTAATCTCAAGGTCGCGGTTATCTTCGAGAGCTTCCTGAGAAATAGCAAAAGAATCTTTCCACGTCTGAGCAGTGAACGTAATTCCATACGAATCTTCCCAGTCATGAAGCTTTGCAATTTCCATATCTTCGGAAGGTCTAAAGCCGCCGTGCGTTACAGACGTATGATAGCTTTCAGAATAGCCAGTGAGAGTCTTGTTTACAAAAACTTCATTAATCTTACTTCCTCTCTGAAATTCTTCTACCTGATTTTCAAGAAGCATAGGAATACTCAATCCGAGTACGTTGAACGATGAGTCTTTAATTGCTTCACTGATATTGAATATAATAGCCATTATTTAACACCTCCAGTAACAGTCGTATAGAATTGTTTAGCCCAATTCTGCTGAGGGCGTCTAACAACAAGGTTGTCTATCATACCCTGGTCTCTCAAAATAACACCAACAAAGCAATAATCCGTAGCATCTGCAGGAAGAGGAATCTCTGCAAGCAGATAATACGTATGTCCAGCAGTCCAAGCTACTTTGGATTTGTCAGCAAGAACTGCTGCAGCTCCAGTAGAATTCGTAACGTCAATAATAGAACCAACATCTTTGGCGCCGAGCCCAGACGTTGCAGTATAGCCATCATTGTTAGTAGCGCCTACGCCACCAGTAACAGACGACTTAAGATGAACGAGTTTAGTGGTAGGATAATTAAACCGTTCATATCCATAAATAGCTGCCATAATTTACCTCACTTAAATTTTCATTTCTGGATGTTTTGCCAAAAATTCTTTTACTTTGTCATCACTTGCATTTGGCATATATTTTCTAATCTGAGAAATCTGTTCTTTTGTTACAATAACAGGTTCTACAGGTACTCCACCACTTCCAGGGAGCGGAGTCAAGTGCGACGTTGATTTTTTAGTTATTGCGGCAGGGTCCACTGTAGGTTTCTTACCGGATGCAAGTTCATCATAGTGTGCAGCAACATAGGCTTTGTCAAGAGAAATACCTTTTTCCATCAAAGATTTTGTATCAACATCGAGCTCGTCGATAGAGGTAATGTTAATACCATACTTTGCATTCAATTTCATAAGTTCTGCTTCAGCCTTTGCTCTTTCGGCTTCTGCAATAAGCTCTCGTGCTCTCACAACTTCAGGATGAGTTTTAATTGCATCATCAATGATAGGTTTACCAACCGTAGGGTCAATCCCAGCATCAAGTAACTTTTTGTCCAAACCAGTATTAAGCGCAGCTTCCCAAGAGTCATAGCCCATTGCTTTGGCCAATTCAGCACGGTCTTTGTCTCGGATAGCACTAATACGTTTAGATACAATCTTAGTAATAGTTTCTTCATCTACAGCCGGCGTCACTGTAGCTGTTGCTTCTGCAACATTTTCGCCTTGTTCATTTTCTAACATACATTTCTCCTTTATGGGCGATTTTTGGGGGGGTGCCCTTGGCGGAAGTGGAAACCGGCAACAGCCACCAATAGTTCGGGAGCACTCAGCAATTCTTTCAGCACAGGATTACGGTGC